TCCCGCGCCGCTTGCAGATAGTCGGGTGAAGGCCACCAGCCGGGCGTTTCCTGGCCGGGGCGATAGGCGGCCAGCACGTCCAGCCGCAACGCAAGCGGCACCATGAACCAGTGCCGCCGGCACATGAGCCGCTTGCGCGGCACGCGCACCCGGCAATCCTTGGCGTGGCAGGTGTGTGGCCTGCTCATCGCGGTTCCCGGTCGTGGCGCTCGGCGTCCTTCTTGAGCGCGGTGATGATCTTGTACAGCTCATGGGTTTCCACCCAGGCCACCTTGTCGACCTTGCAGATGCGCTGGGCCAGGGCGTCCGCGTAGCCCCATGCCCGGCCCGCTTCTGCCAGGTATGCCTCGATCTTCTGCAGCTGCGCCGCACGGCTGCTGTCCGCGGCAGCCTCCCGCCGCGCGTCCCGTGGCCCCTGCGGCCCCATGTTGTGGGGCCGGCCAGGATATTCGGGGCGCGGCTTGGCGCCCCGTTCCTCGGCCGGTGCGCTATGGCGCAATTTCAGCCGCGCCTCGCGCTCCAGCGTGCGCGTGAAGGCGAACAGGTCGGCCTCGGCCAGCTTGCCGGCGGAATCCACGCCCCACCCGTTGACCAGCATGGCCCGGTACATGTCGTCCGGCAGGGCCAGCGCCTTCTTGGCGATGTGCACCCGCGCCAACAGGCGGCTGCGCGCCCCGTCTGGCTTGGGGGTGCTCTGCTTGTTTTTGCGGCGGCTCATGCTTTCACCAAGTGCAGGTAGCCTTGCAGCCGCCCGATTTCCTTGACCAGGATCAGGTTCTCCAGCACCTGGCTGGGGCTCAGGCCCGATTGGCGGGCGACTGCTTGCAGTTGGGCGAACTGCTCGTCCGTGACTTCCACGGTGCGCCGGCGGCGTCGGCTGGGAGCGGCAAAGCCTTCCAGGTGCGCCATGAATTCCCGCCAACTGTCGAACCGCTCCACGCGCGGCAGACAATGGAACACGGTTTCCTGGGGGCCGATTACGGCGATGCGCTTGTGCAGGCCCAGGGCCACGCCGAATTCCACATGCCGCCCGCCCCGGCTCCGTCCTTGCGCCATTGCGCACAATCCGGGGGCCTCCGGGGGTTCCGTGAAGGCGATCAGGGCATCGGCCGTGCGCAGGTCGCTCATGCCCTCCGCCGCCCACACGGCCCGCTCCTCAGCGGTGGCGACGCCACGGACTGGTTCATGGCTGCCCCGAATCCAGCGGCTGGTGACCTCGTGGCCCGCGGCTTCCAGGTCGGCCGCGCGGCCCTGCATTTCCTCACGCCGCCGGTAGCGGGCGGCCAGGTAGATTTTCATGGGCGGTCCTTTTCGGTTGGTGCGCCGCTCGGCAGCAGCACGTGATCCAGAATGTTGCCCCGCGTGATACCCCGCCAGGGCATCCTCCGTGGCAACGTTTCGCTTCTCCCCTTTCCACGCCGTGAAGCGGGGTCGGTGGTGAGGGTGTCTCCCGTCGGCGCCGGCGCCTCGCCCGCATAAAAGGCCAGGCCCCGGCAACCCTCGTGCCCGCAATGGTCGCTCGGCACGCCCGGCCGCTCGCTGATGGCCCAACCCGCGCGGCGGGCGGTCATGGCATGGCGAAAGCACAGCAGCATGGGGCTCCAAGCGTTAAGCGGAGGCCAGTGGCTCGGGCCGGGGAGTCGAACCCCGCCCGGTGCGGGTTATGTAGCCCGCGGTTGGGATTCCTCTGCGCGCCGCCGGTGCCGGCATTGCCGTGCCGGACATGCTGATCGGCGGCCCGTCTTCCAATGCCCGAGCCCCGGCGTCAGCTTGTGCGCGATGGCGCAATTACTGTCGCGTAGTCAGCGTTCCGGCGCGCACGCCGGTTGCTGGGTTTGTCCTGGGCAGTGAAGCCCGTTGCCGGGTCCCAGCCCGGCCGGGCCACCGTGTAATCCTGGCAAAAGCCCGCGTGCTCCATCTCGGCCAGCAGACGCCCGGCTTCCTGGCGTTGGCTCGCGCGCACCGGCCGGCCTTCGGCCAGGCGGCGCAGCAGGCGCTCCACCCGTTGCTCGATGGTCATGGCGTTCATGCGTCCTCCCCTTCGTCCTCGATGCCCTTGAGCAGGGCGTTCACCAGCTTGTCCACCTCGCTGGCCGTGTCCTTGATCAGCACCACGTCGCCGGCGCCTTCCGACTCACAGCCCAGGCGCTCCAATTCCTTCACGGAAAGCTCGTTCAACGGGCCTTTACGCACCTTTTCCGTGACCTTCACCAGCTCGTCGAAGCGCTCGGCCATGTGCTTGCGGATCAGGGTGATCACCCGTTCCTCGTCGGCGAAGCTGACGCTGCCCTTGCCCTTCTGCAGGCCCACCTTGATCCCGTGGAACACCTGGGTGCGCGGCTTGTCGAACAGGTCGCGCCCCGCATCAATCTCGCTGCGCAGCCGGGCCTGGGCCTCGGCCACCTGGCCCAGCGCCGCCTTGATGCCCGGCACCTTGCGGCGCTTGGCATCGTCGATCTCCGCCTGCAGGGCCTCCACCCGCTCGGCCAGCACCCGCCGCGCTACGGCAAAGTCCTTGGCCCGTTGTTCAATCACGTCCATGCGGCTCATCGGCTTCCTTTCCGTTGGGGGTTGGGGCGAGTTCGGTCACGAACTCGAACCAGCGCCGGGTGCGTTCGGCCAGCTCCACGGCTGCGCCATCCGCGCCGTCCCAGGCGGCCTCGATGGTCACCGTGCCGTCCGGTTGGTCTTCAATCAGAATCACCACCCTGGCCATGTCAGCGCTCCTCGGTTGGGGTTGGCCGCCCCGTGCAGCGGCCGTGCACGGTGCCTTGCGGCGTTTTCACCCGCACATCCTCCTTGCGGATCACCTCGTCGCAATGGACACACACGCCCACAATTGTTGGCGGGCGGGGGGCGGTTGTTGCGCTATGGCGCAAGGCATCGGTGTGCGGCACGCCGGCGCCCCGCGCCTTGGCGCGGGCCACCACGTCCCGCATGGCATCGCGTAGGTCGGTCACGGGGATCTCCTCGAACAGGGGTGCGTCCTCCCCGGCCCGCAGCACGTCCTGCATGGCGTCCGCTAGTTTGTGCGCGGGATGTCGGCTCATGAGCTGGGCTCCAGTTGATCGGCAACCTGGAGCAGCAGGGTCGCCAGATGCCGGGCGTCTGCCGGGCTCAGCGCCACCACGGTCGCCTGCGGCCCGTGGGCGCAGGGCACCTGCAGCAGCACGCTGCGCGTGACTTTGTCCCCAAGCACGCGGCCCTTGTTCGGGTCATGGGTTGCATTCGGTTGGCTGGTCATACGCCCTCGATGCGGTAGTCCGGCGTGGTCGGGTCGATGGCGGCCAGCCGGTCCATCGTCTCGTTGAACTTGAGGGCCGCCCGCGTTGCCGCGGGGGAGATGTACCGCGCCAGCGTCTGGCCACAGCCCATGTCCGCCGTGGCCCGGTCGTAGGCCAGCAGGGCGTCGCGGGCCACGCACTTGAGGGCCGTGATCATCAGGGTTCGGGTCGATTCGGCAAAGGGGTCGCTCATCCCGTCTCCTCCTTGAGGTCGATGGCCACCTGGCCCAGCAATTCGGACAGGGGCAGCCGCCGCAGCCGCGCTTCCAGCGTAAGGCTGGTCAGGGCGCGGTGGCGCAGGAACTGGCAGGTTTCGGCCAGCTCCTCCCGCGTGTTGGCGCGGAAGTAACCTGTCTCGGGCGTGCCGCAGATGGGAGTGCCCTGTTCGCGCAGGAGGGTCACCGCCCGCCGCACCCGGCGGGGCGAGGCGTCCAGGGCATGCGCCAGATCGTCGGCGGTGATCCCGGCATGCCGCCCGCAATGGAATATCGTGAGGCAGGTCAACACCCGCTCGGCCAGGGGCTCTGGTCTCATCACCACACCTCGTGTTCAATGCGTTCGGTTTCCAGGAAGGCCAGCAGCTTGCCGCGCCATTCCATGTTGAGCTCGTCGACGCGCCAAACCACCTTGTCGTCCGCCATCACGGGCAGACTGTTCAGGGCCTGCCGCCCCGCCCGGCGCAGGGCGAAGCGCGTGGCGGCCCAGCCGTCCACCCGGCGCAGCACCACATAGCGCACGTTGCTGGTGGCCGGGTCGTTCATGGGCGCGTCTCGTGGAGCGTCCAATCGACCGCCCGGCGCACCGCCCGATGGGCCGAACCGTGCGCCGTGGCGCAAAAGCAGCGCCGGGGCAGCAGCTTGCGCAGCCGGGCCAGTTGCGTGCCCCACCAAGCCCGCCGGGCGCGCCGGCGTTGTTCCCGGCGCAGGCCCGCCCCGCCCCCACCCACCAGGCCCCAGGGGCCGATTTCTCCGCGTTTCAGCATCATGCGAGGTCTCCTCGGCTTGTGTGCGCATGGGCGCCCGGCCACGCCGTGCAGCTCTGGCAGGCGCTCCAGAAGCGCAACTGCTCGGCACTCGACGTGGGGATGGGGCGCTCGCGGTTGGCGCGGCACGCCGCCGCGCTGATCTCCCGATCCAGCCAAGGGCAGGCCACTTCGCCGAAGGTTTCCAGCACGGCCAGCTCCACTTTGGCCAGGTTGCCCTTGTAGCTGCCGGCCAGGGCCTGGCTGATCACGGCGGGGGAATAGCCCAGCCGGCGGGCAACGCCGGCCTGGGAGTCGGCCTCGACTTCGCGGCGCAGAATCGCTAGCCAGTCCATCGGTATTCCTCCCCGGTGTTGTGGTCGTAGACGCGGCGGCCCGTGCGGATGGTCGGGGGAATCGCCCCCGTGTCCCGCACCAGCACCCAGCGCGGCTTATGGGGCGCAGAGCTGGATAGACGCACCACGTAACCGGCCCGCTCCAAGGCATTTAAGTAGCGGGAAGCAGAGTTGCGCGGGTTTGCCTCATTGCCCCCGGCGGCCCGCAGCACCAGGTCGTCCACGCTGAATTTCTTGGTCATGCGCATGGCTCGCCACAGGCGCGACTGCAGGGTGCCCGTGAAGCACAGCGCCGCCTTGCGGGGGCGTGATCGCTTGAGCACGAATCCTCCCGGCGCATTCAGTGCTTCCCGCCCGGCGTCTGTGATCCGCCAGCGCCTGTTGCCTGTCCGTTGGGCCAAGCCGCGGCGCTCCAGGGCGCGCAGGGAACGGCAGACCGACTTGTCCTTCTGCCCGGTGGCTTCGGCCAGCTCCGTGGCGCTCCAGCCGTCCTCCGGCTCCTGCCCCAGCAGTTCCATGATGTGCGTGGCGCGGCGGCTCATGGGCTGGCCCTCCGGCTGCCCGCCGCCCCGCTATGCCGCGCGGTAACCGCCCCGGCCACCTTGGGCTTGCGCGCCTGCCAGTCATGGGCCAGCGTCTTGCCGCGCAGATCGTCCAGGGTCACTGTCTGGAGCTTGTTGCGCCGGGCCTCCCGCTCCACGGTGGCCAGCGCGTTGATGATCTCCCGCAGCCGGCCCCCGGTGAGCCGGTGCATCTCTGCCACCAGGTCGTCCGCCACCGCCACCTCGGCCAGGGTGTCGCAACAGGTGCGCACGTCATCCAGGGTGGCCGGCAGGAACTCCACCACCTGGGCAATGCGGCTGCTGATCTGCAGGTGCCGCGCGATGCGCTGCTGCACCCGTTCCATGCCCACCAGGATCACCGGCACTTCCACCAGGTCGGACAGGTCGCGCACGCTCTCCAGCACCTTGGCGTCGCGCAGGGTGTGCTCCACCTCGTCGATCACGATGGGGCGCGGGTCGCGCGCAATGGCCGCCAAGGCCTGGCCGAACATGGCCTCGTTGCTGCGCGCGGGCGCCAGGCGCAGTTCGGTCACCAGTTCCGTCAACAGCCAGTGGGGCGTGACGGCGGCCTTGCCGCGGATATAAACGGCGTCCTGCTGGGTGGCCCACCATTGCACGGCGGCGCTCTTGCCCAGGCCGGCCTCGCCGGTCACCAGCATCCAGCCGGCCTCCGGAGAGCCGCGCTCGTCCAGGGCCGAGACGGCCGCCAGAAAGCGCGTAACGCTCGACGTCTGTGCAAATCCAGGTTTCATGCATCCTCCAATGGATGGTTGTGTCGCGCGGCTGTTGCGCCAAAGCGCACGGTTTCCGCGCTATGGCGCAAAGGCGGCAGTTCAGCCCACCGCTTCGGCCAGCGGAACTCCGATCAGCAGCCGGAAGTTCACGCTGTGCAACCGGGCCTCGAACTCGGCCCGCTCGTCCGCGTCCAACTGCTCGCGGTTGTTCCAGCACCAGCGGCCCCAGTCCCGCTCGGCGAAGTCTCCCGAGAAGCGGGGCCGCGGGGCGCCGGGCGAGGTGTCCACCGGGGCCTGCACCTCCGGCGGGCGCAGCACCGCCAGGTGTTCCCGCGCGGCTTGTTCCTCGGCCGGGGTGGGCGGTGGCGGCGCGGTGACATGTGCCGCCTCGTCCTCGATTTCGCGGCGCTTGGCGTCGATGCGGCGCAGGCGCCCTTGCTCGCGTTGCCCGCGGGCATGGTCAATCTGAGACAGGGGAAAGTAGGCGGTCTTGTTGGCCTCGGCCTGGGCCGAGCAGATCAGGGCGCCCTCGCGGTCATGCACCCACACCCGCTCGCCGTCCCACACGTCGTAGGCCACGAACACCTCGGTGCCGTGCCATTCGGCCAGGTCATGGGCGAAGTAGGTGTTCCCGAACAGGGACACCTCGCCCCGCCGCACGGTGCGGGCCACGCGGGGCCGGAACAGGCTGTCCGGGTCCTCGGGCAGCACGGGCGCCCATCCCTGGGCCAGGTGGCCATCCCAGGCCTCCCGTGGTGTCGAATGCCGGCGACGGCCGGCGGAAGCGGTGGTGCGCTCAAGCCCCCGGTGTGGGCGCTCGTTGTAGGCGGCACAGGAGGCATCGATCAGGCGGCAGAAGTCGGCCCAGGGGATCAGGCCCTGGCCGTCGGCGCGGGTGCGCTTGAAGGCGATCTGCTTCGCCTCGCTGTCCATTGCCGTGCCCATGTAGGTGGGCAGCCGCTTGGCTGCGCCGACCAGGATGGTGCGGTGCGCGCGCTCCACCAGGCCGTGGGCCTGGGAATTGTAGGGCAGGGCGTGTGTGATCTGTGTGCCCAGCCGGGGCAGCAGGCCCGCGCCAGGGGCGTTCAGCAGCGCGTTGATGTAACCGGGGCCGCGGTCCACATAGAACAGGGCCGGAATGCCATGCCGCGTGGCGGCATGGCGCAGGGCGTCCAGCACCGCCAGGGCCGACTCGGCCAGGGTGCAGCTCCAGCCCACGGCCATGCGCGTGGCCACATCAAGCACCAGGGTGATCTCGGGGCGGAAGGGCTTGCCGGTGAAGGGGTGGGCCACCTCCGCATCGAAGGTGTGCCCGTCGGCCGTGTACACGTCACCCGGCCGCAGACCAGTGGTGTCGCGCCGCGTGAAGGGTTTGACCGCCTTGAGGTTGCGCGGCCCCAGGCGCCCGCGCCGTCGTTCCACTTCGCCCAGCTTGGTCAGCCAGCGCCTTGCCTGGTCATAGGACGGCGGCGCCACGCCCTCGGCCAGGGCGCCGGGGCGCGCCAGATCGCGCAGGGCCTCGGCCACAGTCGGTTTTTGCGGGCGGCGGTAGGCGGCCAGGAAGGCCGCGCCCCACGGCGGCATGTCTGCCCCCCGGCTCGCCCGCGGGGCCAGGGCCGCCCCACCCCGTTGCGCCGCGGCACGCCAGCGGTGCAAGGTTCGCGCGGACAGCGTGCGCTTGCCGCCCTGCCCGCCGCGCGCATTGGCGATGGGCACCAGGCGTTGCAGATGATCGGGCAGGGCACCATCCCTGGCGCGGACGACGATTTCCCGAATGGCCTGCCCGACACCCACGGCTTGGGCCAGATCGTCCACGGCGGCAAGCAGGCCCGCCCGTGCTTCCAGGCGGGCCGTCTGCCAGTCCTTGAGCCCCGCCGCAGGCGGAGCGGCGGCACCCGGCAGGCCGGGCAGCAGCGGTTGCACTGCCGGCACCGCCAGTTGCGCCAATGTACGGGCAGTGAGCGCCTGGCGCGTCTCCGGGGGCAGGGCCTCGAAGGCATATTCCCGGCCACCGCCCCGGCCCCGGTTGGGCCGCTCGGCCCAGCCGTTGCGCCGTGCGCTCTGCAGCACGTTGCGCTCCGTCCCCGGCAGGCCCGGCAGACCCGCCAATTC